TGTAAAAATGTTGGATGACCAATTCAAATTTTTGGATTTGGCGGTAAGCGTTACCACAACAGGACATGTGCCATTTGAATGGTTTCACATGTCTTCCAGATTCATTGAAGGGGCTGTTATTACTTACATGCGCCGTAATGGGAACATGGTTGCACCAAACAAACCTGTAAAATTGGAAGATGATATTGACGAGGAAGCCAACAAACGATATGAAGAAATGATGATGGATAATACGGAAAAAGATGACGATGATGCCGACGAAGGGTTTACAGGCGCATACGTTAAAAATCCAATTCCAGGTCTTTATTCATGGGTATTTTCAGCGGATATTAATTCGCTATATCCCAGCACAATTAGAACGCTGAATATTTCACCAGAAACTTATATCGGACGCATTTCCAATTGGGATAATATAGAATTTACAAAAGGAACATTAAAAGAAGTTAAAATCGCTGATGAAATATACCCCATTGATAAATTTAAACAGTTTATTGAAGATGAAAAGATTAATATCTCATCTATTGGTGCAATGTATAAAGGTGATAAAATGGGTATTATTCCTACAATATTGGAAATGTGGTTTAAACAACGCATTGAATATCAAGAATTAATGAAACAACATGCGAAAAATGGAGAAAAGGAAAAAGAAGATTATTATTCTCGCCGTCAGCATGTCCAAAAAATATTTTTGAATTGTTTTTCACCAGATACTAATGTGGTTACACCGACAGGAATTAAATCAATTACAAATTTTAAAGTCGGGGATTTGGTTTATTCGTTAAATAGAACTACCGGAAAGACTGAAATAAAACCCGTAACACGAGTATATGAATATGATTATGAAGGTGATATGGTTCATTTCAATTCTGCTCATTGTGATTTTATTACCACCCCAAATCATAAATTTTGGGTAGCAAAATTAAAAAATAATAAATATCAAAATTTTGATTGGGAATTTTCAGGAAATATTATATCTGATAAAAAACGAAGAAAATTTCCTAAAATTGATACATTTCCCGAAACAAAAAAAGTATCAAAAATATATTTGATGGATTATGCCAAACGGTTTGGTATGGACTACGTTATTAAAAATAATAAGATTAGAATTAAACGACAAAATGACTCCAATCAACAAAGACATACTTGTTTTGTTCCAAACGAATACGATATTAATGATTGGTTGGAATTTATTGGATGGTATGTATCAGAAGGGTCGTTATACACCACCACCTCCAAAAAATATAAAACTTGTAGTAGAGGGATTAGTTATGGAATAACTCTTTCTCAGCAAAATTATAGAGATGAAATACGAAATCTGTTGAATAAAATGCAAATACCTTTTAGTGAAAATGAAAAAGAATTTAAAATATCAAACGATATTATTTATAAAATATTAGAGACAGAATGTGGAAAATATAGTGAGAATAAAAAAATACCAAGTTGGGTGTTTGGGTTAAATAAAGAACATTTAAAGCATTTGTATAAAACATTAATGTTAGGAGATGGGCATAAAACCCAAGAAAGATATACAACAAAAAGTGTTCAGTTAAAAAATGATTTTATTCATTTATGTTTTAATATAGGGGATGTTTATGCTTTTTTACAAAGTTCTGATGGGTGTTACAGAATACAAATAAATAAAGTTAGAGGGAAAAATCCGGTATTAAAATCCGAACATAGAAAGTTGATTCCATATAAAGGTAAAGTTTATTGTGTTGAAGTGGAAGATAATCATACTTTATTATGTGGAAGAAATGATAAATATCAGTGGTGTGGACAAAGCGTTTATGGCATTCTTGGATTACCCACAAGTCGGTTATATTTAAAAGATAATGCAGAATCTACCACATTAACCGGACAAACTATAATTAAAACATCCGAAAAAATCGTAATTGATTATTTTAAGAAAAAATATGCACAATATGGAAAAAATTTAGAGGACATAAAAAACATTGTTCAATACATTGATACAGATTCAATATATTCTTCTGTTAACGAACTTGGTAAGCTTGAAGGTATCAAGGAAGAGAATATGAAAGAATATACCAAAAAGATTTGTCAAGAAATTGTAGACATTTTGAATGCCACATATCCAATAATGGTAAAACGATTATTTAATTCAGATTTTAATAAAATTAAAATAGCACCGGACACAATTAGTGCTACAGCGTTTTGGAAAAAGAAAAAAGCATATGCGTTAAACCAAACATATGACATGGGTAAAGGTAAAGATGTGAACAAGATTAAAGTGGTTGGATTAAGTAGTGTTCGTTCCGATTTCCCAATCAAATTTAAAGAGTTCTATGAAAAGTTCTTGAAAGATATTTTATATCGTGCAGGTGCTGAAAAGATTAGCGATTCTGTATTAGATTTGAAAACTTTATTGAAAAGTTGCACCATTTATGAATTGGCAAAAAACACAGGTGTTAAATTTGCTAGTGAAAAGAAAGGAATAAATTTTAATCCAAAAAATCGCAATCGATTTTATGTTGAAAAGGGGGCGACGGCACAATGTAAAGCAGCATTGATGTATAATGATTTATTGATTAAATTTGGAGTGCAGCACACCGTTGAACCAATTTACAGTGGACAAAAAATCAAATACGTATATTTGAAAAATAATGAATATGGATTGGAAGCATTGGCATTTAAAGGTGATGGAACAGACCCAAAAGAAATCATGGAGTTTATTAATATTTATTGTGATAAAACCAAGATGTATGAATCAGTTTTGGAAAACAAAGTCGAAGACTTTTTCAATATTTTGAAATGGAAAATGCCTACTCACGAAGCAAAGAAAATGGTTGAATTTTTTAATGCAGAGAATAAAATTGAGAATTATGAAACACTTGTCAAAACAAAAAAAATTGCTACCGAAGTAGAAGATACATCGGAATTGTTTGACATTCGTATTAAGCCAAAAACCCCCACAAAAAAAATCAAAGAAAAAAAGCCTATGATGACTATCAACAAAACCCATAAATTGTTCTAATATCGGCATAATATGCTTGACACAAGAAATATTTAGATTATAATTGTAGCATGAAAAATAAAGAAACATTAGTAGTTAATTTGTATGGTGGCCCAGGCAGTGGTAAATCAACAACCGCCGCTGGAGTGTTTTTTGAATTGAAAAGTCAAGGAGTCAATGCGGAACTTGTTGCAGAATTCGCCAAAGATTTAACATGGGAGAAGCGACATCATACTTTAGAAGACCAGATATATGTTTTTGGCAAACAATATCATAGGATTTTTAGATTGCTTGGAAAAGTTGATGTGATTGTCACAGATAGTCCAATTTTATTGTCGCCAATTTATGATTCTCAAAAACGCAAGTCTTTGAAAAGTTTAGTAATTGAAGAACATGATAAAATGTGGACATATAACGCTTTTTTGAAACGAAAAAAGGCATATAATCCAAAAGGCCGTAATCAAACCGAGGATGAAGCAAAAGCGATTGATAGAACCATTTTAAACATGTTGGATGGTTGCAACGTTGCCTACGAAACATTTGACGGAACACCATCGGGCAAAGAAGCACTTGTCAAAAAAATAAATTTAATGTTAAAATATAAAGCAGTATTATGAGTTATCAACTTGCATTGGAAACCGCAGGAGCAAAAGTTATTTTGTTTGAGAATTTTGGTAGTTATCAAGGTTCTTGGTGGGCAAAAGTCGAACACAATAATGAAGTTTGGTGGGTAAATGGATATTACGGCAGTTGTAGTGGCTGTGATGCATTTGAATCAGAATTTGCTTATGAAAATCATACACATACAGATTGTGATTATTATAATCCGATTTATGATGGAATCAAAGATGATTGTGAGAAATGTCAAGAAGTTAAAATTAGATTAAAAAATTTTGGTGAAAGTTATCTTATTGGTCATACCTTGACTCAATCCGAAGCGGAAAATGAAGTAAACAAACATGAAGCCTATTGGGATTCAGAAGATAAAAGAATGATAGATTTCATTAAAAACAATAAGATATAATAACTAGACAGTCGTGAACATTTGTGGTATAGTATTAACAGAAAGTATAAAAATATGAATGAACTAATCGTAATTAACAAAAAAGCAGTAAAACAACTTGCATTAGATAGTGCCAAGTTTTATAAAAAGAATGAATTGACTCGTGTAAGTGCAGATTTCTTGGAACGTGCCAATCAAGCATTGTTGAAGTGGGTCGCTACAGAACTAGAAAATCATCCAATCGATGGTAAAACAATCAAATAAACATATGGGAAAAAACTCTAAAAAGAATAATACTCCAGAGCAGAAAGTTCAATGGAAGAAAAACCAAAAACTTTCAAGAGCTTCTAGTAAGTTCATCAAAGTAACGTCCTCCAAAGAATACGTTCCAGCAATTAAAGAGCCATCCAAACGTGATTTGCACAGAATGACATCAGGTTATAATAAGTATAATAAATAACATGAAAAAATCTTTGTTGGAAACATTCATTAAGAAATACAATCTTAATGGTAACATCAACGGTGCTAGATGGAAAATTGATACAAACGAAAAAACGTTGGTGTCATCTGGCATCAGTGATGACCAGCAAATTTTGTTTGATGTAACTTTGTCTGACTTCACTGAATTGCAGGATATTGAATTTGGTGTATATAATACCAGTCGTCTAAAACAGATGATGGGGGTATTGGGGGAAGACATTGATTTATCATTGAACTACAATTCAAAAAACAACAAGTTGAATTCGATTTCATTGAAAGACACGGAAACCGAAATGCGATATGTGACCGCTGATTTGGCTGTAATTGCAGAAAAACCACCATTAAAGGTGAAACCTGTATATAATGCCGAAATTATTTTTAATGAAGCATATATCACAAAATTCATCAAAGCAAAAAATGCGTTGAATGATGTGGATGTGTTCACATTATTGATGAATAGAAAAGATAAGTTGGAATTGGTTATTGGATATTCAAGTGTAAATAGTAATAAGATTACATTAGACGTTGCTACGGCAAATGGTAACGATTCTGTGGCAAACCCCATTCATTTCAATGCCAAGTATTTGAAAGAAATCTTGATGAGTAATAGTGAATGTGATACGGCTACATTATACGTAAGTGATATTGGTTTAGCAAAGATATCTTTCACAAAAGATAATTTTGTATCCAACTATTATCTAATTGAAATTAAAAATGTTGAGTGAGAAAAAAGCAAAACCTACATTACAACCAACATTCCCCTTGCAACTGTTTTGCAGGGGGGTTTTCTTTTATATTGACAGTCTATTTTTTATATGATAATGTATTCAAATGAATAATCTTTTTGATAAGCCGTCCGTAAATTGTAATAAAAAAGACCATTATATTTGGGTGGAACGATATCGTCCATCGACAATAGATGATTATATTGGCGATGAAGATTTCAAAAATGAATTAAAACAAATATTAAAAAGCAACCAATTAAATCATTTGATGCTTCACGGACAATCACCAGGAACAGGAAAAACTTCGGCGGCAAAGTTAATTGCAAACATTATAAATTGTGACCACATTTATATCAACGCTTCTGATGAAAATAATGTTGATACTGTAAGAACCAAAATTACTTCATTTGCATCCACGGTGGGATTCAATGACATAAAGATTGTTATTTTGGACGAGGCAGATGCAATGACTCTACAGGCACAAAAAGCATTAAAAAACACAATTGAAACATATAGCCTTCATACCAGATTCATATTTACTTGCAATCATCTTGAAAAAATTATTGACCCAATTTTATCTCGTTGTGACGTATTTGAAGTAGTTCCTCCATCTAAAAAAGACGTAGCATTTAGATTAAAGCACATCCTTGATAGCGAAATGGTTAAATATTCCGCAGAAGATTTGGGGTATATTGTGAACACATACTATCCTGATATGCGAGAGATAATAAATTTTGCACAGAGATGCAGCAAGAGTGGTGAATTAAAAATACGCAAATGTGAAGATAATGTAAAAGTTAAAGTCAGAATCATAGAACTTCTAAAGAAATATAATGCCGCATCCACGTTTAATGAAATTAGACAATTGATTGCAGATAATGATGTAAAATACTATGAAGAATTATATCAGGAATTATATGATAAAACGGTAGAATATGCTCCAGACCGACAAGCATTGATGATTTTGACTATTGCAGAATATATGTTCCAAAGCAATATGGTGGTGAATAAAGAGATTACATTTATGGCATGTATAGCTAGAATTTTAACGGAGTTGAAAAAATGAATTTATTAAACAAAACTAAAACATATTTGGTAGGCCATATGCAATATGCCGATGGTAGAGGATGGCGACAAAAGGTTAGAGAAGAGTTAAAACCTTTGAATATTACGGTTTTTGACCCGTATGATAAGCCATTTGTTAAAAATTTAAATGAAGATGAGACGGTTAGGGCAACTTTTAAAACAAAATTGGAAAACGGCGAATATGATTTTATTCAGGATAGAATGCGAGAAATTCGCATTTTCGATTTGAATTTGGTAGACCGCAGTGATTTCATTATTGCCCATATCATACCAAGTGTAGCTAGTTGGGGTAGTGCCGAAGAATTGGTATGGAGTTGTCGTTTAAAAAAGCCAACATTTATTAGTGTTGAAGGCGGGAAAAAATGCTGTCCATTATGGATACTTGGTATGTTTCCACACCGTTATATTTATAATAATATTGATGAAATACTTAATATAATAAAAGGCATTGATAGTGGCGATATATCTATTAATAATGACAGATGGCGTTTATTGCGTCCTGAATACCGATAATAGTTATGATTGAGCAAATAAAAAAAGATTTCGTTTTATCAAAGAGTTGGGATAACCTAGAAACCAATCCTGAGTCCGGTTTGCAATATAGATGGAGCAAAGACAGTTCTAGCATTTATATTTCAAATAGCACTTATTATAAAGCGTTAAAGGTTAGAATATATAATGGTGTGGATACGTTTAAAAAACGAATTTTGAACGTTTTAGTAGATGAAACTCTTTATAAATCTTATATTTTTACCGAAAATATTCCATATGTTGACGTTAAAATTGATATTTTTGGAAAAAAATCAGTAACTTTCAATACAGACGATGCATTTTGTCCTTCTAAAGTAGATAAAAATTCAAAAGATTCTCGTTTGTTAGGATTTAAATTTTATGCGATTGTAGTGGATTCGGAAAATGAATCAGATATATTGATACCGATTGGTGATTTAAAAGTTGAATGTGAGGAGGAGTTTTTTGTAGATTCTGATAATTACAATTATAACATTTCTCGCCTTGCATTGAAAAATGACCGAGCCACAATTTTTTATGTTGGACAATATGGAACATCTGGTTATGCAACGGCTGCAAAAGGTTACATTTACAGATATTTCATCAACAATTATGATATCAAATGGACACCGTTAAGATTTGATGAAACTGGATTGAGTAAAGATTGCCCATATAATTTGATTGCCGAATCAACTATAAATAAAAATTATTCGGAATATGATACTTTTATATATCATAGCACCCCCGATTTATGGGAATCTTTCAATACACAATATTTATCATTAAACCGTAACAAGAAAAAAATTGGTTATACTGTGTGGGAAACGAGTAAATTACCAGAAAAATGGACAGGATATATTAATAATAATGTAGAAGAAGTCTGGTGTCCATCCAGTTACAATTATCAAGTATTCAAAGAATCTGGTATTACAATACCAATTAAAATTGTACCACATATATTTTTACAAAAACCTTTGATATCAAAAAAGGATATACTGTTTTATAGTATAAACGGACAACCCATAACTTTAAAAGATGACGTTTATACATTTTATACAATCGGAGAATTGAATGCCCGTAAGGGAATTGAAGACTTGATTAATGTATTTTGTAAAACATTTGATAAAAATGATAAAGTGCGTCTTATAATTAAAACGCATTATAAGAATTATACATCAAATAATAAGAAATATTGTCTGGATAGAATTAATGATATTTTAAAACAGTATAGTAATCCGCCGGAAATTCACTACTTAATTGATAATTTAAGCGAGAGAGACATATTAGCGTTGCATAGCTTAGGAGATTGCTATGTCAGTTTAACTAAATCCGAAGGGTTTGGTATGACAATATTCGATGCAGTAAATTATCATAAACCCACGATTGTTCCGGGTTATGGAGGACATATGGATTTCTTGACATCAGAATATCCAACATTAGTCAATTATAAATTGGATTATGTCAAGGACATGACAAGCTTTTCAAGTGACTATGATGAAAAAACGGTATGGGCTTATCCAGATTTAGAACATGCTGGTGAATTAATGCGGAGCATTGTAAAATGAATATTTTATACATATCATGTCATTCTATATTGGAGTACGATGAATTGAGAATGTTCCATGATTTGGGACACACTGTATATTCTATAGGTGGATATATCAACCCAAGAAAACCTCATGTAGACATTAGACCACCATTAAACTTCGATGTAAGTGAGATACACGAGTCAGCTTATCGGAGAATGAGAAGTGTGCTGCACAAAAACCCAATTACTACTGATTACACTAGTGAATTTTTGGATTTATTTGATGCAATTGTTGTGATGCATCTGCCGGATGTAATAAAAAAGAATTGGAGACTTTTTAAAGGTCGTAAAGTTATATGGCGAACTATTGGACAATCAAACCCAGACATTGAAAACCATATGAAATCTTTTGTATCTGAAGGATTGCAAGTGGTCAGATATTCTCCAATGGAGCGATTTTTGGAAAATTATTGTGGCGAATTGGCCACGATAAGATTTATAAAATACCCCGTAGATTATATTAGTTGGGAGGGGAGTAATTTAACGGCCAGCACTTTTGTTCAGAGTTTAGGAGATAGAAAAGACGCATGTAATGCTTCTGTTATAGAGTCCATTGCTTCAAATGTAGATTTTAGCTTATATGGGCTTAATAACAGCGGATATTCGTTTTGGAAAGGGTATTTAAGACCAGAAGAACAGTTCAAAGTTCTATCTAAATCTCGTGCATATTTTTATACGGGGACGCACCCCGCACAATATACATTAAATTTTATAGAAGCTATGTTGGCAGGAACACCTATTGTGTCAATCGGATGTGGATTGGCACACATTCCATCTAAATTTCCATTTGAAGTCCCAGATATTTTAAATAGAATAGACTCGTTGTATTCCGACGATTTGGAAGATTTGAAAAAAATGATACATAGATTGCTGAATGATTTTGATTATGCGAAAATGGTATCGGACAAGCAAAAAATTATAGCCAATGATTTATTTTCTTTTGAGAAAAATGGCTATTTATGGGATAATGTATTAAATTCTTTAAAATGAATATATTGATAGACTTACATCATGGCGCATTAATGCGCAGTTTACATCATTTGTTCCATAGACGATATGGACATAGTGTATATCTTCCACTTGGAGAAAATTGGTGTAATACCGGAGGTATATATGCCAATTATCCTGCTCCAATAGTAAAACAGATGGCTTGTGACTGGATACACCATTCGGAATTTAAAAAGATAGGAATTCCGTTGTCATATAACGAGTTTGTTGAGTCCAATAAAATCGATGTTATAATTGTTACATTATGGGAAAACTATAATAAATTTAAGGAGTTATTAAATAGAACTGGCAAACGTATTAAACTTATTTTACAGGTCGGGAACAATTTAATTGGTAGCATTTTACATGAGAGTGGTGTGGAAAATTTAATGAGTTCTGCATATTCAACATATCAAATGTTTAAAGGAAATAAAATATTTTATCACCAAGAATTTGATACCAATCATTTTAAACCAGTTTACACAAACCGAATAATAAAATCTATTGGAAACTTCAAAAATATAATGGAAGATAGCGAATATGAACTTATTGATAAATTGGGGAAATATTTACCTGATTGGGATATAAAATGTTATGGTATAAACAATCGAGATGGCATGTTGCATGATAGTGAAAGTGAAATGGCAAGTAAAATGAATCAATACGGTTTTTTATTTCACGTCAAAAACACAGATGGTTATGGGCATGTGATACATAATGGGTTTGCATGTGGTATGCCAGCCATAGTGAATTTAAAAATGGCCGAATTGGATTGGTGTGGAGAGATAATAAAAACTTCGTCTTCATTTTTATTTGAACCAAATATTACTGTTATAGATTATACATTGCCGATTAATGTTATAGGAGACACTTTAAAATATATGGCAGACAATTATGAAGCATACTCTCAAGGAGTACACAAAAAATTCAAAGATAATGTGGACTTTGATAAAGATGCTGAAAAAGTAATGAAATTCGTAGAAAATGTAATTGGTAAGTAATATGAAATCTATTATAGTAATATGAATGAATTAGATACCAATAAAACTGTATATGAAGTCTTAGATTATCTAAAAGACCAAACAGTTAATAGTATATATAAAAATCATATTTTTTTATGGGGAGGATTCTTGAGAGATAAAGTCTTAAACATAACCCCGTTGGACATTGATATAATTATAGTTATACCAAAATCTTTAATCGGCAATCATATGATTAGTTTACAGGAACTTTTTAATGAAGATTGTTTCATAAACACTTCCCCATCAACAGTTCAAGTTGAAAAATTTGGCATAAAATTTGACATAAGATTATTAGAAAACACAAACGACGAATCGCCAGTAGAAATTGTTAAAAGAAGTATATTATACAACACCGATTTCAATATTAATACAATGTGTATGGATATTTGTAAAACTGCAATATTAGACTTTACTCATCAGGCGATGAATGACTTAAATAATAAAATTCTCAATATAAATAGACATATTGGTCTTGATATATTTTCACAATATCCTATTAGAATATATAGACTCATACGCATTAGTTGTACGTTAGATATGAAAATTCCATTGTCATTATTACGTTATATAAAAAATAATGCATATATTATGAATTTTACGGAAAGAAAACAAGTAGATTCGGAGTTTCAGAAAATACTTGCATCTACCAATGCTGAAAGGGGAATTAGATTATTGAAATTTTTTGGTATTGATGTGGGTGATGTAAAAAATAATCTAATCACACTTAATAAGGGATGGTATGAAATTGAGCCAGGAGTTGTGCCACATAGAGTAATATTAGAAAATAATCAGCGTTGGTCTGAAAGTAAAGCACAAATTTGTATTCATCCCGAAGTATTTGCATTAAGATTTGAAATGATAAAGAGTGAGCATAATGATAAAAATATATTTGAGTATTTTTACGATAATAATGAAGGTGATATAAAATTTGTGAATATTACACAAGGTCATAATATTGTGATTATTGACACAATTGGAAAAAAATCCATCACAATATTGACTCCAATTTTTATACCTGCCAAATTAGGAAAATCAACGGATGTCAGAGAACTAGGTCATTGTTTTAAACGTTTTTGGGTATTTACAAATAGGGGAATGCAGGAAATACCAATTAAGGACATATCTTATATTTTATGACTAGTCAGATAGATTTTTTAATAGATGATACTTCCAAGTGGTGGCAAAAAGAACATGATACCACTGGGTTGTTTATTTGGTCATCAAAAGTGTCCACGATGAAAATAAATGCGGATAAAGTAGACAAAGTGGAGTTGAAAATTGATTATAATGGAATTCCTAATAACGAGATTGTCATTATAGTAAATCATTTAGAAAAGAGATATGCATTAGAGATTGGTAAGAATGTAATATCAATTGATACTGATAACGTATGTACGTTATCAATTAAATCAGATGTGTTTGTTCCCAATACTATAACACCCACCAGTCCTGATTTGAGACTTTTAGGTGTAATGTTAAGAGGAATTAGATTATTTTCCAATGATATATGGACAGTATGCGATTTGAACGATATACCGTTTATACATCAATTAAGTGATTATACAAAATTTAATAATGAATTTAATTCGTGTGGTAGACTAATTGAATTACCTGAGAAGAAATATCCTGTCATATTAACCAAACCAAAAATAGGAATTTTACTATTTCTTCATGCGCCTGCGCCAAAAATATTTGAATCTTTAAACAAGTATAGGATTTCAAAACATGATTATGATGTAATCATTTTTTCTGACAATCCAGCAGTATATGAATTTGATGATAGAATCTTACGAGTTAATAATTGTCAAACCACAGATGGGAATCCATCATTTAAAAAAACATATGGTGCTGCAAAAATGTTTAGAACGGCAATAGATATTGCTAGTGAAAGAAATATGGATTACTTCTTTTTGCTAGAATGGGATTGCTTGTTTGGAAAAGATTATTGGTTTGACACATTGGTTGATGAGCATAATTCGTGGGGGCCAACTATCGTATCTGGTACTCCCATCCAAACACCTACTATTCATACTTCTGTCAAAGAAGGATATAATCTTCACTATTTAATGCAAGATTTCGTGTCACGATATATCATTGACACAAAATTAGCAATGGGTAGTATTCCACATCCCCGAAATTCATTATACTTTATCAACGGCGGATTGGCATTTTATAAAACAGAAGAGATGAAGGAATATTTTTCTGATTATTCCATGAAAGAACTCAGTGTTGGGTTTGATGTACACATAGGCATTAAGGGTTTTTCAAAATATAAAGATAAAGTTTTTGATAAATTTGTTTGGTTAAAATCTAGTTATTCAGGGGGAAACCCATATAACATATATACACATGAACAACGAATGAATATGTTTGCATTAAAATCAAAAGTGGCAATTCATCCTTATAAAACTCAGTAATATGGCTGTATTCCCAAATTTAAAAAAGGTGTTTATCCATATTCCTCGAACTGGAGGAACATCGGTATCATTGGCCTTAAATACCTTGGATAAAGCACTCCCTGAAGATTTTAAACACTATGATTGTAGGTATTATGAATCGAAGTATGATATATTAGAGTATCAAAGATTTGCAGTTGTAAGGAATCCGTACACCAGACTAATATCATATTACAATTATCATGATAATGTAGACATGAATGTTGTTGCAGAGCTAAATAAATATCCCAATATTAAAGATAGATTCTTAAAATATCTTGAGTTAAATTTAACAACTGTGCCATTCACATATGGTAGAATAAAACCCTTATTGTTATATAAACGCCAAATCGAATATGTTGATAATAACACAACATTATTACGATTTGAGTCTTTAAATGATGATTTAATAATGTATTTGAACCATGAATTTGAATTACCTCATTGGAAAGGATATGATTCTAAAGAGAAATATACTATGGAAGACTTATTTTCAACTGATGCAATTCAAATTATTAATGAATATTTCGCCATAGATTTTAGAGAGTTAAATTATGATAAAAGATGCAATATATAGATTTCCAAATGAACAACGTGGATATTATTTGAGTGATTTGTTACCAACAATAAGCTATTTATGTAGTAATACATTAGAAAAACAGATTTTAGTATATGAATAAATCTATTTATTTTCTAGGTGAAAAAGTTAGTGGGGTTGGTATAATGCGTGGAAAGCAGGTTGCTGAAAAGTTAAAAAATTTAGGGTATACTACCGAATACAGAACATTCGATGCATTTTCTGATATTAAAAATTCTATAATTTTTTCATTGAAAGCACCATTAACTTTTTCAGATTTTGAGATATTAAAAAATAACAACAATAAAAACTATGTTGATAGTAACCGCTGCCGATAATAGACAGAAAGATATTTTGTTGTTGTCACAAAAGAACAATATTAAGGTTGGGTATAATAATATACAAACATATAATCTCGATGGCACTTTAGATTTTGGGATTCCATTTACAAGACCATTAGAATGTAAAGTCAATAATGCTTTTGGTAAAATTCCAGAAAAATCTTTACTTATAAAAGATGCAATTCTCCGAAACCTCCATGAGCCATGCATTACCTACATGGACGCTGATGCGTTTGCGATACGAAATTTTGATGAAATAGAAAAAATGGACGATTTTGATTTGGGAGTAACCTTACGACACTACAATGAATATTCAATTGATAATAGAGATTGGCTTTCATATGTTAATGCAGGAGTAATTTTTATAAAACCGTCACAGAAACTAATAAAGTTTATGGACAGATGGTACGAGGGGACATTGAAATTAAATACATTATCAGACCAACATGGTTTGAATAAAATATTGCTGGAAAATTCAAACATGTGCCATCGAGATTCATATGTGGATATTGATGGAATTAGAATAAAATTTTTCCCCACTGAAATATACAATTGGTATTATTGGCCAAATTCTCCCTTCCAAGATACTAAAATTTTGCATTTAAAAGAGCATAAGAATAAAAAAGAGTGCGTAGATTATTGGGCGATACATGGAATTGATTCGGGTTTTGATTATGTTAAAAATCGTAGGGATGAACGAGGTATATCAGGACTAAATAATATGATGGACTATATTGAAGGAGAAAATTTGAACATATTGGAAGTTGGTTCGTATGCAGGAGAATCCGCTCTAACATTTTCAAAAAATAAAAGAGTTAAAACCGTTGTTTGTGTAGATTATTGGAAGCTTCCTCAAGTTGAAAGAAAATTTGATGAAAACGTTAAAAATAATAGTAAAATTATCAAAATAAAAAATACCTCCGTAAATGCCTCAATGCTTTATCCAGATAAAAGTTTTGATGTGATTTATATCGATGCTAATCACAATTATGAGCATATTTTAACTGATTTAACAATGTGGACAAAAAAAACGAAACGGTATATTGCTGGACATGATTATACATGGAAAATGAAAGGTGTCATCCAAGCCGTGAGTGAAAAGTTTGATAGACCCCACAGGGTATTTGAAGATGGCTCGTGGATTGTGGATTTATCAAAAGATTAAATCGGGTTTTAATATTGGGACATGTGGAATTCTGGCGAAATATTGAGAATATTCATTTAAATCAATAATTTTCACATTGTTGTTATCAGATATAATTTTTGGTAATGATAATTGGTCACGAAATCCATATACACATATATCAGTCCACCATTTTTCGTTTAAATTGTTAATTGCATCTGTATGTTTTCGTATTAAGAAACAATTCCAAAATAGTTTATCGCAGTTTGGGTATGAATTTAGCTGATTTATAACTAAATTTGGGTATTCATTTTGTGACGATATTAGCCATCGAGCTTCATCAATTATATTATTTTTTTTTGGAGGATGTTTCAACAAAATCATATCATACTCCGACATATATTTATCTATTAAAATCATTGGGGATTTTATTAGTTTTATGTTACCATCAATCCAGATTGATACATCACACTCAACATATTTATGTATCAATATTTTGTGAATTTTCGCATTTTGCCTGTCGTCATTGAATATATTGCAGGGTTTTTTAATTTTCCACAGATTCGATGGTTGGTCAGTGAAAGCCACATAATTCAATCTGGGGTCATGAATTTGGTCATCCAGCAAGACATCTCGACCATCCCCCACAATAGAAGTTACCACATTTACATTCATTTTATTATTTGTTGTGATAATATAATACCGTTTATATACCCTATTGTTTTTAAAAAATCATTTTTATAAGTATATTTGTCTGAATTAACAAAATCCAGAATATTATTTATATTCGAGATAAAATGTTTAATTATATTAAATTTTGCAATTATATTGTAATTTGTTGGTATTAACACCGAATATTTATCTTTCAAATCAATATTAAACAACGCCCGCCATTCTATAAAGGAATCATCATAATACATTTCATGAAATTTGGGTAATAAATTTAAAGGAGCTTCCTTCCAATCCGATTTTTGAGATTTTTGGAATATTTTATTTAATTTAATACCCAATTTTCTATAATCTTTTGAGTTCGGGTCGTGATTTTTTGGGGTAAAAGTATCAACGGAAAAGAATATAGTATGATATCCATTCATTATATTATCCGATGTTAAATCAAAATTGAATGTATTGTCCCCTAATAACAAATTTCTAGTAAAAACGTTTTCTTTATAAATTATCTTTAATTTTTCACCAATTAGAGAAGGTCGGTGAAATTCGAATCGTAAATTAGTTATATTTTTTCGGATTTTTAATGATGCCATGTTTTCGCTCCAGATAAAAAATGAAGAATCCCTCTCCAATCCATGCCATCCACCATTTAGAAAAACATCAAATTCATCATGGTTTTTCCAACCAAAATCATATTTTGTTTGGTTTTTATTGCACAGTATGCCAACACTTTGATATTCCATCTTCTTTAATTTATCATCAAAAGATTCGAATATATCAAAATCTCCATCAAAAAATACAACGAAATCGTAGTCTTTTTTGAGGTTGGATAGATTTTTTAGAATCGACTCAGCCGGTTTGGTAGGCTCTACGTCAAAAATATCACAATTTGTTCCAATTTTGTTTTGTATTATCAAATTTGAGTATGATGATAGATTTAGAATCAATATATTTTTCATATCATTCCATTATACTACAATTTTAAAAAATGTCAAATTTTTATATTTATTTAAATTTATCGGGGAATAGATTTTTAAACCTAAAAAATATTTTATTGGCTATATATTTTTTATCGAGTTGAGTGTGTTGTTGAATACAAGCATTTATTCTGTTTTCCGTGGTAGATGCGGATAATGCACGGTCTATAACACTTTTTAAGTCCGACCAGTCTGGTTTGCACCAAAATACAGAATCATTTTCTCTAAACAAATTTTCTGATATAGTAGAAAACGATGTATCTGGTTTAATTAAAATGTTCATGGCCAACAACGCCTCGAAATCCCTAAAACATGTTTCTCCATATCCCCAAGGTGATATGCAGATTTTAGACCCAAGTAATAGTTCCGCAAATCTATCTTTTTCGATTTTATTATTGACAATTTTGGCTACCACTCTCAAATTGGTAATTTTGTTCAATTCTTCTATCAATTCCATACGATGTTTACTTAAAGTTGGGCGTCCTATAAACATTATATCAATGGGTCTATGATTCAACTCAATTCCATCTCCAGATTTCAACATATTATTTGAAGTATTTATTAAAGAACTGATTGTGTTGGTCATCCCAAAATTATAAATATTGGTCAATTTATCATAATAGTTTGTAATTCTATCCAAATCATATTCAGTAAATGAACTTTTTCTATATTTTACCCATGAATTTTTATTATAATCATTGAGATATTCTTTTTTAAATAGTGATGTTTTTTGATAAGAAAAGACATGTGGATTCATTAATAAATCACAGTTTATTTCATTGAATCCGTCAACACAATCTTCTAAAATCGTGGGTCTTATTGGAATTATTGGCGTTGTTTTAAAATTCTTTTCGATATATATGTCGGCATCCGCATTTTTAATTGGAGCATTATATTCATCAATAAAATTGAGAAATAGTCCATAAGAATCCAATATTTTTTTAGAATTTAAATAAATAAGATATTGTTTATTTGGAGACTTACCATATACGTTTACAATCATAAATTATTTATATATATATGTAATTTGGAAATCTAAAACATATTTATATAGTATGAGAAAACCCTTAATGGATAGATTAATCAATGAAGTTGGTGATTTAGGCGACAGAATGATGCTTGGACTACCTTATACGGCAGGTGGTAGTGTTATAAATGTGGGAGTGCCTACACCATCTTCTCCTGATAATACACAAAATCCTGATGAATTTGCTACGGATGGAACCAATAATCCAGACCAATATAAGGATGTTGAACCTGATAACAATAGCCAATATTCTCCCGATATTGCAGGTTCTCAACGAAATGTAAATGTTGGAATTCCAGACGAAAACACTCAACCAAATAGACCCACCAATACCGCTGCTAATCCAACGAATTATGATACTAATGCCCAATCGAAAGATTTGACCGACACCCAAGCTGGTATAAACGATATTAAATATAAAGTTACTCCCGATGAAGTTATTCAAGGTATTAATGCGGAATTAAAATCCGCAGTTTTCAAAAGACCAGATGTTGCCAAAGCTTTAGTAATTAAGAATTTAAGAAAAGACCCGAAATACTATAGTAAATTAAAATTTCTCAATGTGGATGATAGTTTAGATGAATCTTTTAAAAACATGACGCCTCAACAAATAGCAATTGCTAAAATTGTCAGAGAAATGCACGAGAAAAAGAAAAAAAGGGGGCGTTATGAGTAAACAAGAAGGTCATAAATTTCCCCAAAAATTACAAGGTAATTGGAAACAGGTTGGAAATGGTAAACCAACAGAATCCATCAAGAAAAACATGAAAGGTCGTTGGACAATTAAATGGGGCAACGAGAACGGAAAAACTTTTGGTAAATTAAATAGTAAAATAAATTTTCAAGATAGTTTGAAGGAATATGAAGAAATTGAACAGGGTGATGAGTTCAATATATCTAGTAAAAGTAAAGGAGATTTAGATTATTTAAAAGAACGTCACATGAATTATAATAGTCATTACAAATATTTGAAAGAAAATAAAGAAATTGTGACATTAAAACCTACAGATATACTGTCCGTCAAACAAGGGCAATTATTTGTAAATAATATGCCATTCGAACTCACAGACCCCGACGAATCATTGGATTGGCCAAAATCTGTAGAAAATAATGAATTGATTACATGGTTCAGAGGAAATTCGTCAATGGTTAATAGATGGAAACCCGAAGAAATGTCTGGATATTATACTAATTTAAAAGAAGGAGATGTCAATGCGTTGAACGCTCCTGCAAAAATTCAATATACCGACAATGATGATTATGTCAATTCCACAGACAGTAACAAAAGTGTGCCAAATGTGGTTCCTCCATTAAATATGGATACTGTCGTAAATTCCATACCAAACATTTAATATGAAATATAGAGATTTTTACAAAGAATTGAGTGAAGACAATGTATTGCAAGGCGGCATTGGCGATGCTACGGCTCCACATGATGTTATTCCATCGGAATTAGCAATGGGAGTTGCCACCGAAATGGAACATACAACAGACACAAAAGTAGCTACGGAAATTGCATTAGACCACTTGGCTCAAGACCCACATTATTATACTAAATTGAATGATGCTGGACTTGCTCCTGAATTTAAAACAGTATCGCCAAGCGGATACGGAAATCCTAATTCAAGTTTTAATCAACAAGATAGACTCGGCAGCACTGTTACTTGTGGACCCGGAAATAATATCGTTGGCGGTATTGGTAAAACACCAGATGGACATGTTGATGGTAAACGTGACAGCAATCCTATTGTTAATAAAACCGTTGATATTGATGTTCCCGAACCACAATTCAATGATTTAAGAGAAGCTATTTTTGAATCTAAAAAATCCAAGAAAAAAGTAAAACCTGCTAATGCGTCTTTATGGAAAGCAAAATTAGCCGCCGCAAAAAAGAAATACAAATCACAAAAAGATATTAATATTGCCGCCGAGAAAGAATATAAAAAAGCTGGTGGTAAATGGAAAACACATTAATTTATGAGTAATCAAGCATTTAAAATTGGAAGTAAAGCTAAAATTTCACAAGGAAGTGGAATTGATAGTGGTAAAATTGTAACTATCGTGGATAGGTCTGCCATCAAAACCGATGGACGTAATATCCCAACTAACGTTCAGGGTGCATATAAACCAGTCGATTGGTCACGAGAAGTTGCTATACAATATGCCGATGGCAAATTTGGCACCATGTTTAAAAATAGAATGACTCCGGTTTCTGGACTATCTGAAAAAGTAAGAACCATTCATGAATTTGCTAAAAAATGCATGATGAATGAAAAACTTATATTGAAAAGAAAAGACGATAAGATTTACACGGTGAGTGATGACCCCGATGAAAAGAAAAAATCATTTAAAGATTGGGAAACCGTTCGCAATAAAGAAAAATTGAAAAAAGCTGGATTTTCATTCGATGGTGTAGCTTGGTGGTTACCAACTTCAAAACTCAAACAAGCACAAGAAATTATCGCACAAATAAACAATTCTCCAATTGAAAAATTGTTGGATAAAGTTGAAGACTTGCCTGAATTTATTGATGCCACCGACGATTTTACTAAAAAGGGTGAATTAACTCGTAAAATTGAAGGATTTATTGATACATTAAGTGGTGAAGTTGATGCAGTAAAGGCAAGTGAAGCATTTAAATCATATGTTGAATTTTCAACCAAATTCCATTCATACAGTTTTAATAATATTATGTTGATTTATTTGCAAAACAAAAATGCAACTAGATTGGCAGGTATTAAAAAATGGAATGAATTGCATAGACGTGTCAAACCAGGTGCTAAAGCAATTTGGATTTTAGCTCCGGTTATAGTTAAAGATGATGACTATCAAGCGGGTGATGATTCTAAAGTGGATGATGCTGTAAAATCCAAAAGAGTAATTGGTTTTAGAGCAGTTAGAGTGTTTGATGTTGCTGATACCGAAGCAATTGACGAAAGAGGGAATATTCCAGAAAAACCACAATGGCATGGTAATGATGAACCCGAAGAAAAAGCCGATAAATTAGTAGAATTGGGTATTAAATTAGCAGATGAATTGGGTGTTAAAGTTGATAGAGAAGCTGCTCGTCGTGGTGAAAAAGGATGGGCAAAGGGTGACCATATCAACGTTGTGACGGGTATTGCAGGAGCAGGTGCATTTGGAACATTGGTTCATGAAATTGCTCACTCATTAATGCATTTTAAAGAAACTTCACCATTTTATGTTAATGATGAAAAACGTTTGTCTAGCGCAGAAATGGAATTGGAAGCCGAAACTATATCATATGTAGTATTAAAACACTATGGTTTACCTGCACAACACCATCCTGTGTATTTGGCATCATGGAAAGCAAATAAAGATTCATTCCAAAAACACATGGCTATTATGACCAAAGTATCGTCCTTTATTATTAAAAACTTGGATAGATTAGCAAGTAAAACAAATGAACCAGCACCAGCACCAACAGCTTAAAGAATCAATCAAACGCTTTATAAAAAAAGAAATGATTTATAAAGGTAATGTGGGTATAGTAGAGTTGATGGATTTTTATAAAAAAGCCGACAAGTCTCTTGTAACTAAAGTTGATGAATTGTTTGCCACAGGAGAACCTAAAGCAGCATGGCGAATAGTTCTTCAATTTTTAAATAAACCAATTAATGAAGAAGATATGAACGAATTTAATTGGAAAGCTGCTGCCGCTGCTGGATTGCTAGGGTTATCTACTCTTGCTACAGGTGCTGCTCAAAAACATAATGCAGTAACCACCCACAAACCAGCCATGACACATGCTGTAAAATCTACGGTAGATATATTTAAAGACTCTATAGATACCATATTGAAGCATTATGAGAATAGCACAAACAATCCGGTTGGTGGTTTTGATAAATCCGTAGGAAAATGGTTTCCACATAAAAGTATTGAAGGGGGAACTGATACAATTGCATATGGACACAAAATTGTTTCTGGCGAAAATTTCAGTAATGGTTTAACAGATTCGGAAGCCACGCAATTATTGAAAAAAGATATTTCCGCAAAAGAATCTTTTGCCAAAAGGAAAATAGAAAATTATGACAAATTACCTCAATATGTTAAAAATGGTATTATTAATGCTTTATATAGAGGTGATTTGGGACCAAAAACTTTAAAATTGATGAATATGGGTCAATGGGATGGAGTTGCGAAAGAATATTTAAATCACCCTAACTATACTAGTGGAAAATATCCAAAGATTAAAGAACGAATGAAAATGAATGCAGACGCATTTGAAAAATATGCTGCGGAGTTACGAGGTAAGTAATGGATGAGTATCCAATAATTCAGAATCCGTTTGGTAATATGGGAAATACCGCATCCGACCCGATATATACCATGATGTTAAGGCGTAAAAAGCAATTAGATACTCCTGATGCCCCCCTGCCCCCTGAATTAAAATACCAAGATGCTGACATTATGGAATTGGAAGAGTTTTGTAGAAATCATAATATATTGGGATTTAACTGTGGAAATATGAATCCCAAAACTGCATTAAGAATATTAAAAGGTAAGATGGGCATCAAAGATGATTATAATAACTCCGTAAAGAGTAATAATCTATTATTGGGTTGATATATATTTACATGAATACACGTATTAAATTTGAACAGAAAGGTGAAGCAACCTTAATTGTAATTGCAATTGTTGCTGTTGTTTGTTTATTTGGAGGTTTTGTAGCCCATAAAAAATTAGCAGGAAATAGCACAATATCAAAACCAGATACCACCCAACAACAAGCAGTGACGGCGGTGCAAAGTAATATCGTCGCACAAGATACCAAATTGTTGAATTTAAATATACATAAACTGCAAGATATTGCCGTAATTGCAACGGGAACCGATTATTCATTGGATAAAGTAACGAATCCTCCACCAGCAGTAACTGTGGCTAAAGAATTAAATCAACGAGTGATTGCCGAAGCGGGTTATAATCCGTCTATTGAAGAATTGAAAAAAATGCAAAAAATGGTAGATGATTTGATTGTATCAAACAAACTTGGACAAATTGCATTAGCCCAAAAAGATAAAGATATTGAACAATTAAGACAAGAAGAAGAACTAATCCTCAAAGAAAAGGGCAATCAAATTGGAAAATTAAGTGCGATTGCTAAAAAAACCGCAGAAATGGCAGATAATACAAAGTCTGAATTAAATAAATACACACAATGGTTTGGTCTGGGTGCAGTATATTATGGATTAAAAACATTTCTGACCACAAGTTTCTGGGTGTTAATTGGTATTGGTATAGTGTGGATTGTGTTACGATTATTATCAACAGTGAATCCTATTTTCGGTGCAATTTATGGCATTGTAGATACTATTGGTAGCATGATAATTCATATAATTTCAGTAATTACACCCAAAGCGTTGAGTATGGCACAAAGCGTAGAGACTAGCACAGTGCATAAATTGGTAGATACCATACAATACGTTAAAGACTCAAATGGCGATATTGAAAAATTGAAAAGTGAATTAAATACTGCACTTTCAGATAAAGAAAAAAATCTTATTACCGAAATAAAGAAAAAATATAATTGGTAACTATAAAAACTTGATATATCACAAGTTTTAGTATACAATATTAATTAAAGTTATGACATACTATATATTAGACACAACCGTTGGAAAATCACCGATATTTTTCAACACTTTAAATGAAGTTATAAAGCATCTTGAGGGTTCATGCCAAAGATTGCATGGTCTTTCAAGAGAGCAATATATGCAAAATCTTGCAGACTTGGGGCATTCAGCCGATGAAGCCACTGGTAGAAATTTCATTGTTGCAATGTCGGATACGTTGAATGTGGGTTTGGTAAAGGATAATAGATTATTGCGTTGCGATGTATTCGCTGCAACGCATTATGCAAATTATCTTACGGAAATGGGTGACTAAGCCATGCTTCCAAACGTTCAATTCAACTGGCAAGAGCCGTATCATTTCACGGATGAAAATGGTAAAATTTCTTGGAAACGAGAATTTTTGATTCCCGTAGAAGTTCGTGGACAATTTTTCACATATTGGAAAAAATTGGGATTTTTGCAAAAACAAAAAGGGTATTCTGTTGCCAAAAAAGAAAAAGATTGGTATTTGATTCAAACTGCCAAGTCAAAGGAAGAGTTTACCAAATCTACTACTACCCCCACCCCCAAAATTGATAATTTTGAATTGAAGCCCAGTATCGTAAAAAACACCGATGGATTGCGTCCGTGGCAAGTTGATGCTGTAGCTAAAATATGTTCGGCTATAAACCACTGGGGTGCGGCAATTGATGGTTCAGATTTGGGTATTGGTAAAACATATACGGCATGTGGAGTAGCAAGAGAACTCAATATGCGTATTGTAGTAATATGTCCAAAAGCCGTCATGGAAAGCTGGCGACGTGTTATAAAGAATCATTTTAAAATGGGTGATAAGTTAGAAGGAATTATCAATTATGAATCTTTGCGACTGGGTAAAAAAGATAGTCAAATTGCAAGTTTTGTAAAGAAAAGAGACACTCGTAGAAATGAATTTGTATGGAAAATCCCAAAAAACACATTAATTGTGTGGGATGAAAGCCAGAAACTAAAAAATGCCAAAACTAAAAACAGTGAAACTTGTTTAGCTGCATTAAAACAAGGATATAAAATGTTGTTTTGCAGTGCAACTAATGCAACAAATCCCTTGGAGCTAAAAACGGTTGGAATGGCAATTAAATTGTTTGAGAACAACAAACGTTATTATGAATGGTTATATGCCCACGGTGTTGTTAAAGGACGATTTGGTTTAGAATTTACGGGCAACAAAGATGTATTGAAAAAACTGCATAAAGATATATTCGTTAATAGAGGCACTCGTCTTACAAGAGATACCATCCCAAATTTCCCAGAAACCCAACTGACCGCAGAATGTTTTTCGATGGAGGAAGATTCTACTCAAAAAATTAATGACATTTATGCTGAAATGTCTAAAGAATTGGCAATTTTAAATAAAAAAATAAAAAAAGAAAGTAAAAAGGGAGATGAAAATAGACTTACAGTAATATTAAGAGCAAGACAGAAAATAGAATTACAAAAAATCCCAATTTTCATTGAATTAATTGAAGAAGCATTGGAATCTGGCATGAGTATTGTGGTATTCCTTAACTTTGAAGATAGTATTAATGCTTTATCCGAAAGATTTAATACAAAGTGTATTATTCGTGGTAGTAATAAGAATGAAGAACGCCAAAAGAATATAGATGATTTTCAATCTGATAAAGAACGATTGATAATCGTCAATGTTGCTAGTGGAGGTGCGGGGATTTCATTAAATGATATAACTGGCAAATATCCAAGACTTGCTTTAATTTCTCCGTGTTATAGTGCGGTTTTAATGCGGCAAAGTGTTGGTAGGGTTTGGCGAGACAGTTCGAAAACAAAATCAATACAAAAAATAGTGTTTGTAGGTAATACAATAGAAGAGGAAGTTTGCGAAAAAGTTAATCAAAAATTAAAAAATTTGGATTTATTAAACGATGGTGATTTACAAGATGATGAAAAAAGTAATAGTATTTCTGGATAAAGACCGCTATGAAATGGAAGTGGATTCAGAGGAATTTGAAGACTACAAATTAGAAGCTTGCACACGGATAATTGAGCGATTATTCAGTGCGGGAAATTTTAAAGTTCCAGCAATAATGTTTTGTGAAGAAGTTGCTGGTAAAAAGACAAAATACGGCGGCACTTACAATACTTATAAATTGATTATAAATGCGGGATATCATAGTAAGGCAGAATTATTGCGTAAAATTTGTTTGAAGGAAGATAAAATTGATTGGGCAAATGAGCCTATACAAAGTAGTAAATAATATGGACGAAGTTTCAATACAACAATTACTTGATACAGTATCAGCTATGAGCGAACGACTTCAGTTAGTCGAGTCGGAAAATGCTTCCTTAAAAAAGGATATTGGAGAAATTAAAGATTTGAACGATATTGGTAGAGATGTTGCCAAAGAAGTGACTGATGAATACGATTTGTTAAAACAAAATGGAGTAAAAATACGTTTTGTAGAGAAAAAAATAGCCAAATATCAAGTCAGAGGCAAAAGAGGTAAGTTGGCAAAACCTTTGACTAAAGAAGAAATTTTAGATATGCAGAAAGTATCGACTTCAGCACATGAAGTTGCTAGAAAATTGGGAGTGACATATCCAACATATAAAAAGTATGCAAAGATGTATGGTGTGCATACTTTGATAAATTATCCACCACCAAAAGGTGTCAGACCAACAGGATGTTTAGTCAATCCAAACAAAGGAAAATATCCAATTGAAGAAATATTACAGAGTAAATGGCCTGATTTTCCTATTCACCGATTAAAAGACAAACTAATTAGAAGTGGTAAAAAAGACTCTTGTTGTGAGCAATGTGGTTTTAAAGAAAGACGTATAACCGATGGCAAAATACCATTATTATTAAATTTTGAAGACGGTAATAGTAAAAATCATAGTATTGAAAATTTAAAGATATTATGTTATAATTGCACTTTTGTATCTGGTAGAGGATATATTAATAAAGGAGCAAAAAGATTTGACCCCGATATTTTGCAAGATGCAAAAAATATCTTACCTGCAAGACATTAAAATAATTTTATGATGTGTTTTGAGAATATTTATTTTTAATGAGTAGAAATTTAAACCATTTGTTATTAAAGCACGGTATTTTAACTTCATTAAGTGTAGCTAGAAAGTTAAATGATGCTGACACTCATGCTATGACCGAAAGAGTAAGAGCCATAGCAAAAAACAAAGTGGATTTCAATAATAAACTTCGTTCGGAAATTGAAAAGGAAACTACAAGTTTAATAATGAATGGACGCATACCTGGAGTAATATTAAATTCAAAAACAGAACCCGATATTATGCCAGAAAATACTCATATACCAAAAGAAGATAAACCAAAAAGAAAAGTATATAACGTTGACAAAGAGCGATTATCTTTATTGTATGCAATCGCTGCAATGTTTAACAAAGAAGCATTAACTAATAAGTTATCTAAAAATGATATTTGTTTTACGATATATACCATATTAAATTTTCTTGAAATCAGTCAGGATGATTTTAAAAAATTTCATGACGAATTAGATAATCCAAATAATGAAAATGAATAACATAGCTTTAATTACTGGCGCAAACGGAATGGATGCTAAAACACTAACCCATCTGTTATTAAGTAAAGATTATAAAGTGATTTTAACATATCGCCGCAATACCTACTTTGATGAGGATAAAATCAGAGCAATATTTAGCAATGACCTAAACAAATATCCAAAATCCGAACTTCATTTGCAAGTGTGTGATATTGCATGTCAGGATAGTGTTAGGAATTGTATCAAATCGGTATTAAAGGAACATAGTCGTATTGATGAATTATATTTGTTAGCCGCAAATAGTCATGTAGGCGAGTCATTCAAGAATAAAGAATTATCCATTCAAACCAACGGTATGAGTGTATATTATTTTCTCGAAGCGTTGAAGCAATTTAGTCCAAAGACTCGAACTTATTTCGCCGCTACCAGCGAATTGGTGGGTGGTGTGGAACATGGTGCATATAGTGAAAACGAACCGTGGAACCCTCGCAGTCCATATGCAATTGGTAAAGCATTAGGTGCAAGATGGATAAATTTCTATAGAGACAGTCTTGATAGTGGATTGTTTTGTTGTTATGGCATTTTATTCAATCATAGTAACACCTATCGCAGTAAAGATTTCGTCATTCGTAAAATCACCAATACCGCTGCCAAAATTGCATTGGGCAAAGAAACTGAATTAAAACTTGGTCATTTGCATTGGGCTAGAGATGAACATTGGTCTGATTTTGGCTGTGAAGCCATGTGGAAAATGTTGCAACTTGAAAAACCTGAAAATTTTGTGGTAGGTAATGGTATTACTCATTGGGGCGAAGAATATGTAGAAGCTGCATTTGGTCATTTCAATCTCAATTGGAAAGATTATGTTAAATTTGATGATGGGCTAAAGCGACCAAATGAAGTTGTCAAATTGGTTGCGGATTCTAATAAAGCACAAGATAAGATTGATTGGAAACCATGTCGTATTCCATTTGATTTGCACATTAAATTAATGTGTGATTATGATTATGCTTTAGAAAGCGGTAATCCCACAGTTCGTCCTGACATATTTGAAATAGAAAAAACCCTAGTATAAATCAATATACTAGGGTTGAATTAATATGTTCATTGAACATTTATTTGTAACTCACCAAAAATGGCATCCAAGTAGGGTGTTTTGCCTCGGTTATTGTTTCATAAGCCGCCATTGGACGTGGAACCGTTGGCTGCTTAATTAATTTTAATCCGATTTCGTGATTGAGTTTATTACCTTTTTCAAAGTTAATATCTTTATCGCATAATACCATATTAGTCCAAGTATTTGGGTCACCTTTACATTTTGATTTTGGTAAAATGTGGTCAACTGATGCACTACTTCTGTCTAATTTCTTTCCAGAATATTGACAGATACCTTTATCACGTAGCCAAATACCTTCCTTATTAGGCTTTTTTCTAAAAAGTTTAACAGGCATCTTGGTATAATTAACAGCAACTGTAACCGTTGGAGCACGAACTGTTAATTTAGGACTGTGAACAGCAAAGTCAAAATCCCGAATTTCAAGCGTTACCCATTCTTTCCAAGCAACAGGTCTGATTGATTTTGCATTGTTAAAATCAGGTGTTCCATCTGGTAACATCTCGTATTCAATATCTAATGCAAAACATGTATCTGCACCAGTAGTTTCACTAGAGCATAGGTCAACAATTGCTGCCCCAACGGTTCTTACGTTGACAGCTTGCCAGCCCTTATTTAAACATAGACTTATTGGTTTGTTAATTACATTACTCATATACATATATACTATCATAGATATATAAAAAGTCAAGGGTTTTTTAAAGTTTTTCAGTGTTTTGCAAAACCACTCACCAAATATTGGAAAATTAATTAATAACAAAATAAATATTGTTAAGGGATGGAAATTAATTAAATAATTTCATCAACCAAGCCAAATTCTTTACATTGTTCCGCACTTAAACATAAATCGTGCTTGAGTAGTTCTGTAAGCTGTTTCGATTTAAACCTAGTGTGTTCGAGATAAATTTTTTTAAGAATTTCCATATAAAAATCCAAATTATCTTTTTCATCGGAAATACTTTCATATGTCCCTACAGCACCACCTCTAATTTGATGGACTAATATATTTGAGTTTTTTGTTATGAATCGTTTCTTACCAACTACAGATATTAAAGACCCTGCACTGGCACACATACCTTCCACATATGTATGGATTGGAATAGGATTGGTTTTTATTTTATCAATCAAACTTAATGCTGGATTTACTTCCCCGCCGTCAGTGGATACGTGCAACTCAATGGCAGGAGACGATGGTAGATTATATACCAACTCTATCATTTTCAACTGCCTTGTAACTTCATCAATTTGTTTTGATAGAGTTAAAATTGAAGACCTAGTTATGTCTTCATATAAATAGAGTTTATTACCAACAGGAGCCGTGTTACTTAACAATCCAGAAGTTGATAAAGTTATAATTTGTTGTGATTCATCCGAATCCTCACCCTCAAGTTTACGTTTCCAGTTTATCATAAAAATATTAAGCGGTCATCTATAAATATAAAAAATATAGATGAAAAGATTTAATATTTAGATAATAAATTGTGAAAAATTATATCAGCCCACAATTCCGAATTTTTTGTAACAACTATACAATTTGCATTTTTAGGAGGTTCAAAAATTTTATCAGTATCTTGGTGTTTGGATTCTTTAATGGTATTCACCCAAACTGTATAATCTGGATTGAATATGTCACGCATTTTTTGTAATGGTGCAATAAAATCCACAACTACATAATCTTTCATTGATTGATTTGCCATATTTGCCATGCGGTTTGCTTGGCGAATCCTACCCACCTCACTAAAATCCCAATCTTGGTGAACATTTCTTACAATATCAGCATTAAACCATTCCACAGATTTACCAGATTGTTCTATTAAAAAAACAAGACTTCTGGCAAGGGTTGTCTTACCAGAAGTTGATAATCCCATGATTAGTATTTTTATTGGCATTACAAGTCTATATAATTCTTAATGGTCAACTTACCATTTTGAATTAACAAATATTGTGCTAGATGACAATCAATATCTAAATTATCACAGGTGGTAAAATCCAAATTACCATCAAGTTTATGATTTAGAATTGTTGGATGAGGAGTGTGACCAACAATTTGTTTGATTCCGTCAATTGGCTCGAATTCACAATCAAAATCTTGCCACGTAATTCCACCAATATTTTGTCTTCCACCACGAGCAGCACCAGCATTGAATAGCCAATGACAACCACCCGCTTCAAGTGTTCGTTCCCCGAAACGAATTTGTTCGTTTAGCCAATTCGTGATGTTCTCCTTATCAATTTTCACCATAGGATTAATATGATAAGTATTGATTCCAGCATGACTACATAGAAAATCATCAATCCAGATATACCATTTGAATTTGGCACGAATGGAAGGAAGCAAGTTATTCAAACAATCTATAATGAACGTATCTTTACTTGGTGTATAGCCACTACAAATGGCATATCTGTTATCGTAAAGATAGTGAACATCGTGATTACCAATACAGGTGTAGAAATTGTTTTTAAATACCCACTTTTTCAAAAAATTACAAGTCTTTTCAAGGTCATATTCGCTGTTATGAGTGAAACTATCAAACCAATCACCAAGACACACTGCAATATCATAATTCTCGTTTTTGAGAATATATTCAACACGGTCAATTTCTTGATGCGGGTCACTAAAGACCAAAATCGTTTTTTTATCGCTATTAATTTGCATCTTGTTACTATAAACTTATTTTACGTCGGAGTCAAGCTTTTTCTTATTTTTCTTGGCTTCATTCTTTTTCCAAAAATCCCAACCGTCGCTCCATTTTTTCAAGTCACGGCCTTTTTCTGGCTTCTTGCCCTTACCATATTGTTTTTGTGGTTGATTATTCATACCAAATGAATTTCCTTAAATCCCTCTCCCTCGGTAGGGCGGATATATTTTGCCAACATTTTATCCACCACAAATTCAGGAACAACCCTACCCCCACTAGCACCACGCTTGGCTTGATTAGCCATTAATTGTGCCTTAGTTCGTTCAAAAACATAAGCAATTGCATCAACATCATATTTACGAGCAGCGTCTAAATAATCTCTGCGTTCCTTTGGATTCAACGATGTTGCATCAATCATAACTGATTTGCCATTTTTTAAATTTTTATCCACTTCATGTTTAATTATACCAAATACTTGACCATTTACATGCTGTGAACTTTCATCACCAGTTAAATTTTTTCGTATTTGGTCACTGCTTAAATAAATGGTAGTCGGATAATCTTTGAGATATTTGGTTGCAAATGTTGATTTTCCAGCACCGCTGCAACCAATCAATATATTTAAAGTTTGTTTGTCATTGTCCATTTAATAATATTATCATAATATCTTAAAATGTCAAGATGTTTTTGATTTTTATGACGTTTTATTCTATAACATACTATTTATTAATATGAAAGAGAATAATAGTATATGGGAAGAAAAAAAATCAACAGAACTAGAGAAGAACTCCTCGTCGCCCAACGAATTAGAGCAAAAAGATACTACCAACGCCATAGGGACAGACTTAATGATGAATCAATGCGTCGATATTGGAATAATAAGCGGAATATACAAGATAATAAACAAAATCAACGGTAAATATTATGTTGGTAGTAGTATTAATTTAAATATTGGGTCAGATTGTAGATTAAAGACACATGCTAGATATCTAAAATCAAACAGGCATAAAAATGATTATCTTCAAAATGCTTGGAATAAATATGGAAAAAATGCATTTGAATTTGTAGTGGTTGAAATTGTAGACCCCGTTAAAGAAAAACTGTTGATGGTTGAGCAGAAATATTTAGATATTGCAAAAAATGAACCAAATAAAACATATAATTTGTGTTTCATAGCATCTGGTGCTGGAGAATTAAGTGAATATAGTAAAAAGAAAAAAAGTGATTCATTAAAACGCTCATACAAAAATAATCCAAAATTAATAGAAAATCATATTAATTTCATGAAAGCATATTTTTCCGACCCAAAAAATAAAGAATATTTAAAGACAGAAAAATATAGAGAAAGTTTGAGAGTTGGTCAAAAATTAAGACATGCAAATGTGACACAAAAGAAAAAACATATAGAAATAATGAATTCTGAACGAGTGAAGAAAAAAATTAGTGACGGGGTATTAAAAAAATATAAAGAATGTCCCGAATTAAAGAAAAAAATTGGAGAAAGTAAAAAAAGTAAAACAGTATATACATTTAAAAATGTTAACACAAATGAGGTTTTTACAGGAACACAATATAATTTTCGTGCAAAATACAATTTGAATAAAAATAGTATTAGTAATCTTATTAAAAAAAGAAATAATTCATTACATGGATGGATATTACTTTAATATTTCTATGACACGTTTTACATTATTTTCTGTCAACCCATCATCTGCATTGGTTTGCACAAATTCTATAGGATATGTTTCTGGAAAAAAGAATTCCACATCATCCACAATCGCAAATTTAGTAACATCGGAATGTCGGGTTAACCATTCATTCACTTCATTTTCACGATTTCTTGGAGAAATACTTTTGGTAACATCAATGATTTTTTCACCATATTGAAAACCTTTTTCTTTCAAGAACTTTTTTAAATCCGGCAACGAATGATGGTATCTCCATGCCGATGAAATAACAACGTCACAATTTGTTTGTTCAACGATTGCATTTAATCGCCTAACCAATGTTTCAGATAAATGGACACTAGGATTTGAATAATCAATATCCTCGGCAGCAACCAAAAACCAATGTTTTCGATTGTTTAAAACTCCATCAAAATCTATGAATAAAATTTTACTCATGTTATTCCTGTTTACCGTGATGGTCGATTGGCTTGAATGTTTTCTTTGCCATTATTTTTGCCACTTCATCAAATGAGAGTGGTGTAAAATTATGACAGTCTACTCCACAATCAAAACTTAAACTATTCGGGTCATCTGGCAATGTTCCGTGTGAATGACCATACAAATGCCATGCGCCTCGGTGAGACTTGTTCCAAACCCTCATTGCATAGTGTGAAAGTGTAATGTCCTGTCCATTTACCTGAATTTCTCGGTATGAATCGGAATATGCATAAAACTTATCACGGAGTTTCCATGCCAACTTATCATGGTTTCCTTTGATAAATATAATTAAACCATTGAGTCTGCTCAAAATATTGGTCAAATAATAATCTTCTCCACCAAAAGTAAAATCGCCCAAGTGATAAATTATATCATCTTTACCAACTTTATTGTTCCAATTGTTAATAATAATGTTATTCATTTCAACAGTATCATTAAAAGGGCGGTTGCAGTATTTGATAATATTTCCGTGGTGAAAATGTGTATCTGATGTAAAAAATGTATTCATAATGGTTGTATTATATCAGATACCAAAGAAAAATCAAGCTGTTTTTGCTACCGCTGTTCTGTATTCGCATAACACTCATCCTATGGAAACAGCAAAAATATAGGATTCACTTGATTAAACTTTTTTTATAACTCTCTAAGTAACTAATTATGTTGCGTTTACCAATAGAATTCATACTATGAACATAATATTCAGGAATATCAAGTCCTTTGTTCATGCAATATTCTACGAGCCATTTGGCGCAATCATAGCCAGTTTTTTCTTTATATTTGGCGTAGTTTAATTTAAGGGGGTCAAGAATTTTATCTTCATCTTTTACCACGTTGAAATAATCACGCATATGTTCAAACCCTAAGTCATGGTCGCTCCAATATTTAATTGGTAAACCATTGGATTCTATACACTTAACAAATTCATCATAGTTTCTAACTAAAATGAATGGATAATCCGATGGAATTTTGTTATTGACATCGCAAAGATTGTCAACCTGATTTAACGTCCTCAAATCATCTAAAATTAAATAATATGTATATTTTTCCATTTTATGGTCATTTACCAAATCGTGGTCTATATTTATATTCATATGAAAGATTATAACAGATAGCTAAATCGATGTCAAATAAATAGTTTAGCATCCTGTTCATTGGCAGACTGTCCGATATATTCAAACGCATAACAATTTCTGGCAGATGAAAACCATCCTCGTGAATTCATACTTTCATTAATAGGATTTCTGGATTTTCTACTATGTGTAGTCTCTTTCCATTTATCAAGATTCTTTAGGCGGTGAGCAATCATAGCTGGATGAGCAGTTTTACTAAAATATCTACATCCATTTGCTTTGAAAACACTTCCCATAAAATCGCTCAATTTAACACCTATACCCAACCCCTGGTAATCCGGCAACACCACGGTTCTACTAGCTCTCCACCCTTTCCTTACTACAGGGTGGGGAAAAGCCAGAATTGCAGTAAAAGCGACGGGAATCCCCTCCCATGTAGCAATGTAACATTTAGCCGATTTGTTTAATTTTGCACTTAAATAATGATGTGGCTTGAACAAGTCCCACGCTTGATATTTACAACGGAATACTTCGAGTGAAATGTTAGGTCGGTGAAGTGACCCCCTTGGCAAAACATGAGTTTCGCCTTCGGTGGGGTTGTAAATCCAATCAGGTTGAACCCAATCAATGATATCACTATGACATGATGCCAATATAATCTTTTTATTATGTTTCCTGATATATTTTTGAACACTATTACATGCGGATTTAGCAACATTTCTGTCAACCACACTAGTAAATTCGTCCACGAGAATAATATCATTTTTACCCATCAGACTACGAGCCAAATCAGCACGAAATTTTTCACCATTGCTTAATGCATTATATGGTCTAATCCAAGCGGGAACAGTTCCAAATCCAACACTACAAAGCACTTCGGAAGCTTCTTGTGGGGAGCAATCTTTGAAATTGCTAATCATTGGAATATTGTTGTCCCAACTGTGTTGGGTAATATCACCAAACTCTCTTAATAATGTAGATTTACCTGCACCACTTGAACCACAAATCAAACCGATGTTCCATTTATCAGGCAACTGTATATTGTTTTGAATGACTACCACACTTTTGTCTTCAATGGGAACATCAAACATTTTAGAAACAATGTCTGTGTATGTGTCTTTTACAACGGGCGATTCTAAAATAATTGTGTTAGATTTGGTCATAATGAAATAATCTTCCGCCGTGTATATTACATCTAGCAGCCAATTCTGTCAACCATTTATTATCTATATTTTTATCAAGGGCATATATAGTAGAGAATTTATATCCACAAATATTTGATAAGTCGTTCTTTTTAAGGTCTATCCATACAATTTTACTACCATCGTTAAATTTAATATGATTACCACATTCTTCGGTAATAAGTAAAATAGTATCGTCGCTAAATATTGAATCGAGTATAATATCCTTCATGGAAAGAAATGAAGTATGAAAACTGGTAGCTACCCCTATTACATTGGCATTCATGTTATACATGATGGTCAACTGCAACAATTCCTTTACTATTCATGATACCACGAATTTCATCCATGTTATAAGGACGTTTCAAACCTTCCCACCCCACATCAAGAATCTTACTAGTCTTATTTTCGGCAGTAGACGGGTCAAAATTATAATGGGAGTGACCACAAAGATGCCATGCCCCATCTTTCATATAATTAAACACGCTTATTGGATAATGACCCAATATCATATATTGACCATCTACTGTGATTTCTTGATAGTTACCCAAAAATATAACATTCTTATATCGCAATGGATACACTTCAATATCATCCATATATTTACTTGCGATTTCACGCTTATAGATTTGCCATGTAGGAGCATTATGGTTTCCCCATAAAAGGTAAATGTTTTTACAGTTCAATCGGGCAATAAATGCTTCAAATTGTTCCTCGGTGCAATTCAATGTAATATCACCAAGATGAAACAATATATCGTTAGGACGAACAATTGCATTGATTTGGGTAATTTCATCCTCGTTCATTTCTTCCACGCTATTGTAACCACGTTGCGCCCACAATGGCACAGGCCATTTTGGATTATGATTGTAATGTGTATCACTTACAAAATAAACCTTTTGGTCATCAGTCTGCTTAAATTTTAATAACTTGTTCATGCTCCACTTTCCCACTCTTTCTCTTTGTATTTCAAAATTATGCTTTCTTTATAGACTTCAATCCATCAGCGTATTTATTACCTTGTTCGGTGAGTCCGTATAGTGGTTCTCCGTGGGTATCATATTCTTTAACTTCAACCAAACCTTTTGCAACAAGGTCTTGAATGGTTTCACGAGTATTTTCCAGCATAATTTCATCAAACATGCGTTCGGCTTCTTCATCTGACACGGTATAATTAAGTTCTTCTTTAATCATACCAATTGCAGTTTCACGGTCAATTAAAACATTTTCATCATTAACAACGACTTTTTCAACAAAATCGGCGTTTGCTTGTGTGAAGTTTAACAAATCATCAATGCTGCCATTGAAAGGTTTTCCTAGAATATCATTTTGTTTCATACTTAAAATATATCAAATTTTATAAAAATGTCAAGAATGAATTTTGGATTGGGTGGTATCATTTTTAAGGTCTTGCATCATATCCCAATACACATCAATCATTTGTGGGGATGCTTCCATTAAAAACACATCTTTATCAATCCGACCAATTAAATTAAATTCTTGGTCGGCATTCAATTCTTCTTTCAATGCTTGATACTCAATATCCGTGGGTTTTTCCCAATAACCACAGAAATGCAAGATGTATAAAGCACCTTCTACTTTTTCATAGGCAATTATACCGTGTGTAAATTTTTTGTTTGTATCTGTCATAAATTTTAAAATGAAAAGTGGGTGTGTTTTACCACACCCACGTTGATTACTTTTTACTATCGTATGATTTGTTAATCACTTTGAACGATTTACCACCAGCCATTTTGATGACAACACCTTCAAATGGAACACCATTAATGGTATCAATTGCTTCATCATATTTTTTGATTAATTCAGGAGTTAAAACTACACCTTTTTCAATCATAGGCACGGTTTCAATACCTAACGCATCAGCAACTTTTTCATAATAATGAGGGCTATCAGTGCCTTCATATTGAAGTGTGTCCAAATTGAACACATTGAACAATGCAAAACCAAGCGGTCTGGTTGCATGAGGATTGCTGGCAAAACCTTGAATATTGTTGCCATACATTTCACCACGCAATGCCAAATTAACATTATTCATGTTGCAATATGCTTTTAACTTGTCGATAAGATTGTATTTCTTAACAACTTGTGTATACTTGTTATCGCAATCGGGTTTGAGTTCGAGACTACGAGACGTAATACCCGTAACATAATCAAGAACTTGGTCAACTTTCTTGCAAAATACGGTCAAAGAACTACCATCAACCTTGAGGGTAACATCAACAATTTGACCAAACGGCAAATCGTCAATATTTTGGTATCTCGATTCGTCGGTTTTACCAAGACCAAATGGTAAATTACCTTTGGCATTTAAATCCTGTGGAGCAGGTGGTTCATACTTGGTAATACCGAGAATTTGAGACACCTCATCCCCTTCTTCCCACGGAAATTGTGTTTCTACGGGGTTTCCCTTTCCATCATCAACCGCAACAGATTTCCCAATAGGAAGCAATGTAATGGATTCCACAATACCAAAAGACCATTCCTTACGGAGTTTGATTGCTTTAACACGATTGCTCTTTGCTTTGTAGATTTTAGCCCATTCAGTATCTGGAAGCACAGTATCCGGCTGTATGAAACAAATTAATTCATTGGTTTTATACACATTTTTCTTTACAATCGATTGGTATCCTAATACACAAACAATTTCCAACAAATCTGCATTTGGATGGGGAACAATTTTATTAATTCTCTCAATACTTGCTAATTTCATATACAATGATTGTAATATATTTTTTTTATTTTGTCAATGAAATTTTCGACATTTTGGTTAAATTTGAATATTTATATTAGAGTATGAGTATCAAAGACGCTATTACATTGTTAAAAGAGGCATCTGGTTCGGGGAATGTTGGCAACCAACAAGCCAAGGGGTCAACAAAAACAACCCAAACTGTAACTAATCCAGCAGGAACGGTGGTTCGCATGTCACAATCATTGAAAGATTCCACGAGACTGCATGGTGCAGATGATAATACGTATGATTTTTTCCAATATAAAGGTGATAATAAAAAATATGGTAATACTCACACGTTAGGAACTGAAAAAAGAAGTGCAATTCCAACTAATATGAAAAAAGATGGATTGAAAATGCCATCTTTAAAGAATATTATAAGTGAATTTATAAAAAAACAAAATTGATTGTTTTAAAATTTCAAATGATATATATAGAAAGTCAGATGTTATAGCATTTGATTAAGATAAAGGAAAATATTATGATATTATTTATAGCAAAAATTGTTGTATTGGTCGGCGGCGGGTTCGTTGCTGGCGTATTGGTTGGTCGCAGAAATAAAACTTTAGTTGAAAAGGCAGTTACCGATGTTAAATCCGTTGGAACCGCTGCATCAACAGTTGTTGATACAATCAAAAAGTAAAAATTTGGTGTCAGTCATTCAGTTCGTTCGTTCGTAAAAAAACCGTTAATTACCGTTTAATTAACGGTTTTCTTTTTTTTGTTGATATTTATATCATATGTCAAGAATTTCATTAAAGCGTCTTTTAGAAGTTGATTGGAGTAAATTTTCAGATGTGGATAAAGTATGTTTAACATCTGAAGAAGTAGAGGCGAGATTAAATGCCGAGCTTGACAGGTTAAAAACTCCTACAAAATCTCGTCAAACTGCAAGTAAAGATTTTGCCAGAATCTCTAAAGGAAATATCCCAACTTTTTCTGAAGGCAAGGCCAATATTGTTCAATTTATTAAAGATATCGCTAAAAGACCAAAAACAATATTTGACGAAGGAGAAAAATCTAAACATACCACTGATGAAAATATCATGACGATTAATACAGGCATTCCTGCATTAAAAGCGGTTCTTTGGGATGAAGAAGCTAAAAAATTCTATACAATAACAACTTGTCCAGGTGCAGGTCAATGTATTAAACCTTGCTATGCAATGAAAGGATTTTATATCATGAACGATGGCAAAAACCTGAAATTAATCAATCGTCTTCAATTAATGATGAATCATCCTGATGAATATGAACGACTTGCATACAATGAAGCAGAAGTTTTTGCTTTTAAAGCAAAACAATCTGGTAAAACGTTGCAAATTAGATGGAATGATGCTGGTGATTTTTTTTCAAAAGTTTATTTCGATATAGCTACACACGTTACCGATAAACTTAAATTGGCGGGATATGACGTTAATTCTTATGCATATACAAAAGTTGGAAAATACATTTCATTAGGTGCTGAAAAAGGTATGACCATGAATTTTTCTGGAGGTGCAGCGGAAAAAGAAAAACAACAGGTTGAACTTGGAAAGATAAAAACTTCAGAAATCGTACCAAAAGAAGTTTTTGCAGATTTGTTTATTGGGTTCAAGGGAAGATTTGAGAAGGATGAAAACGGTTTGACTAAATTTAAAGACCCTGAAACGGGTAGACCAGAGTTAAAACGAAGAATTGTAAAACATTATGCCCATAAACAAGGTTTTGATAATTTATCTGTGGATAATTTATTATTTACCGACGAATTACCTCCTAGAATTGGAACGCCATTACAATATGACGCAATAATTTTACCAAATAACGATTCAGACCGCCCCGCCCAACGCAGTGATGTTCGTACCACGTTTTTATTAGTTCACTAATAAAAGTTGACTTTTGTTGGTATTTGTGATAATATCACCAAATGAACACTTTTGATAAATTAGAAAAATATCTGAAATCCAGAGAACATTTTGGGCAGAAATTACCAGAAATTCGTTATTTTGATGGAACCAATTCCTTTTCCACTTCATCAGGCCAATACAAATCAGAAACTTTAGAA